GGTACCACATCAGACATCCGCATCTTGATTTCAAACTCTAACAAAAATCCAAACATCGAGTTTACTTTCTTCGATTGCTTCCCAACTAGCCTCAGCCCAGTCTCTTTAGATGTGACAGGAACTGACGTCATCTACCCTGAATGTTCAGTAACTTTCAGATATACTCGTTTCGAATACAGAAAAATGTAGTTGACATTTCTATCAAAGTGTGATAGAATGTATTATAAAATGGTTTTGAAAGGTATGAAATGAGTACTGATGATATAAGTGAAATTTGGGCAAAAGATGCTAACATCGATGAAACAAATCTTATCGGCGAGTCTAAGAATATCCCATCATTACATAGTAAGTACTACAACATGTACTTCCGAGAAGCTCTTAAAGTAAAGAAGCTCCGTTATGATTACAAGCAACTTGAGCTTGCAAAGCGAGAGTGGTATGACGGATCTATGGCTGAAGAAGATTTGAGAGAACGTGGATGGAGACCGTACCAGAAAAAAATCATTCGTCAGGATATANATAANTATATTCAAGCAGACAGTGATATTGTAAATCTAAGTTTAAAGATCGATTACCATTCGGCTCGAGCAGATTACTTAGAAGATATTGTAAAAACTATTCATAGTAGAAATTTCATTATCAAGTCAATGATTGATGTATTGAAGTTTCAAGCAGGAGAGTACTAGATTATGAGTGAAGTGGTGAATGTTGAAGAAGGAAATGCTGTGCACCTGAAGGTGACGGCCGATCCCGGCACTCGCCAAGAAATTGCTGAATACTTTTCTTTCAAGCCATCCGGCTATCAATTTTCTCCAGCATATAAGAATAGAGTGTGGGACGGTACAATACGCTTGTATCAACCTATGCGACCAGTACTATATGTTGGTTTGTTTCCAAGACTAAAGAAGTTTTGTGAAGATCGTGGTTATGAGCTGAATGCGCCAGCACATCTAATGTATGGAGAGGATATTCCTGACGACTATGGTTATGAATTGGCTAAAGAGGTTAACTGTAAGTTTGAACCGCGAGATTACCAAAACCAATACGTTGTTGATGCAATCCGGGATTCAAGATCATTGTCCTTGTCTCCTACAAGTTCTGGCAAATCGTTAATTATCTATCTGATACAACAACACTATTGGAGAGTTTATGAGCACAGAACACTTATCATCGTCCCAACAATCTCACTGGTTCACCAGATGGCTGGAGACTTTAGGGACTATGGATGCGAGGACGATATATATACGATTCAGGGCGGTGTAGATAAGAATACAGACGCTTCGATTGTTATCTCAACTTGGCAGTCTCTCATCAAACAACCAAAGGATTGGTTCTCTCAGTTTGGTGTTGTACTCGGCGACGAAGCACATTTGTTCCAAGCTAAATCATTACAAAAAATTATGGAAGGTTTAGATCAGTGTTACTATCGACATGGCTTTACTGGTACTTTAAAATCAGAAGAAAGCAAGACTCATCGTTTAGTACTCGAAGGTTGCTTTGGCGGCGTAAGAAGACATGTGACAACTAAAGACTTGATGGATTCCGGTACTGTTGCAGACTTTAATGTTAAAGCAATCGTATTATCACATGAACAAGATGTAAGAAAAAGCTTTAAGAAAGCTCTTGGTCAGATACAAGTAGCAAGTAAGAAGTATCCTGCCGAAAGAGAGTTCATCGTCAACAATCACAAACGAAACATTTTCATTCGAAACTTACTTTGGTCTCTCAAAGATCAGAACAATTTGGTCTTGTTTGATTTGGTTGAGAAGCATGGTAAGATCCTTGAGCCAATGCTGCAGAAGGAAGGTCGCCAACTCCATTTTATATATGGCGCCACCAAAGGTGACGAGCGCGAGCGCATCAGACATCTAATTGAAAATGATCCTATCAAACAACATAACATCCTTGCATCATATGGTGTATTCTCGACTGGTGTGAACCTTAAGAAACTTGATAATGTGATCTTTGCATCTGGATCTAAATCTGAGATTAAAGTATTGCAATCAATTGGTCGTACCCTAAGAAAGGGCAACGACGCCGATAAGGCGACTCTGTATGATATTGCAGATGATCTTTCGGTAGGGACTTACCAGAACTATACTCTCCAACATTTCAGGAAACGGATTGAGATTTACGGTCAGGAACAGTTTGCTGTTAAGATCTACACAGTAGAGATCTAATATTGTTTGTAACTGATAAATCAGATTATACCAGGCATTGAAAGTGATGTCAAGGCTTTTTTTCACAAAATAGTAACTTTTTACAGTTGACATTTCAGTCAATATGTACTATATTATATCTAAGCAACATTAGGAGGCGCAGAGAAATGCTATGGCAAAACGCAAAACACGCAATTACGTAAACAACAAAGATCTTCTCGAAGCACTCATCAAGTACAAAGAAGAGTGTACAGAAGCAGAGGACGCAGGTGATCCGTTGCCACGAGTACCAGACTACATTGGAAAGTGTATCTATCAAATTGCTACTCGACTTGCAACGAAACCAAACTTCTCTGGATATTCTTATAAAGAAGATATGATTTCAGATGGAATTGAGAACTGCCTACTATACATTGGTAACTTCAATCCTGAGAAATCTCAGAATCCATTCGCTTATTTTACTCAAATTATTTGGTACGCATTCCTACGTCGTATTCAAAAAGAAAAGAAGCAGATGTATATTCGGTTTAAATCTTCGCAAAGTATGATTGCAACTGGCGGAACTTATGCCGGTGATGAGGTACAACTCAATCTTACTACAAGTGCAGACTATATGAATTCGTTTATTTCAGACTTTGAAGACAAGCTGCAAAAAGATAAGGAAAAGAAAAAGTGAAGATAGCAATCGTAACAGATATGCATATCGGAGTCCGTGGTGATTCCAAAGTTTTTGCAGATCATCAAGAGAAGTTCTTCTTAGAATGCTTCTTTCCATATCTTGACGAGCATGGGATTGATACTGTATTTGATCTAGGCGATACATTTGATCGTCGTAAGTTCATCAACTATGTATCACTAAAGCGTGGTAAAGAATTCTTCTTTGATCAGCTTGCAAAACGAAACATCGAGTATCATGCTTTAGTTGGAAATCATACGACATACTACACTAATACAAATCAGGTGAATAGTATGGATCTTCTTCTAAAAGAGTATGACAACTTCCATATCTATCAGCACGAAACAAAAGAGTTGACATTTGGATCAACTAAGTTTATTATGGTACCGTGGATTACAAAAGACAATAACCAGCATTGCTTTGATAGCATCAAGAACTCAGATGCTCATGTTCTTGCTGGTCACCTCGAGCTTAAAGGCTTTGAGATGCTGAAAGGTCAAGTTTGTACTCACGGTATGGATAAAGACATGTTCAGTAATTACGAGCAGGTTTGGTCTGGTCACTTCCATCATCCTTCTAAGTATGGTAACATTGAGTATCTTGGTGCACCTTACGAGATGACTTGGTCAGACTATCAGGGAAAGCGTGGCTTTCATGTTTTTGACACAGAAACAAGAGAGCTTACTCGAATTGATAATCCATTCCAGATATTCCACAAAATTGAATACGACGATAGTGATATGACAATTGAAGATATTGCTCACCTTGATACTACAAATATCAAAGACGCATATATCAAAGTGATTGTAAAGAACAGAACGAATCCTTACATTCACGACTTGTTTATCAACAAACTTGCAGACGCTGGTGCCACTGATGTAAAATCAATCGAAGACACCTTGAATATTGAAAGCGAGGGAATAGATGAGATCCTTGACGAAACTCAAGATACGAAAGACATACTTCATGCCTTTATCGATTCTTTAGAAACAAAGGTAGATAAAGTGAGTGTAAAGAGAGTTATTGATGATTTATATATTGAGGCACAAAGTATTGCATGAAGATATTATTTAAGGAATTACGTTACAAGAATATTCTATCCACAGGAAATTCTTTTACAACGATTCGTTTAGACGAAAAGACAAACACTCTAGTGAGTGGTACTAATGGCGCAGGCAAATCGACAATGCTTGACGCCATTGTGTTTGCTTTATATGGCAAACCTTTTCGTAAAATTAATAAGCCACAGCTTATCAACTCTATCAATCAAAAAGAATTACTTGTTGAGATTGATTTTGTAATTGGTCAAGCTCAGTACATGGTACGTCGTGGTATCAGACCTAACTTATTCGAAATGTATAAGAATGGTGAACTTATCAATCAAGATGCTGCGGCTCGTGACTATCAAACGTATCTTGAGAAAAACATTTTAAGATTAAATTATAAGTCGTTTACCCAGATAGTTGTATTAGGTAGCGCCACGTATGTTCCATTTATGGAATTACCAGCACACGGCAGACGTGAAGTTATTGAAGATCTTCTCGATATTCAAGTCTTTAGTACTATGAATACTCTTCTCAAAGAACATTTGATTGAGAACAAAGAAAAGATCTCTGAGAACAACTATCAGAAAGATCT